CATCCCAGTCGCCTGTTGCTAGTTTAGGATCAGTATCTGCGCCAGGGTACATATGTACACCTTCTTTATTAAAGGTTACCCAAATACTACGTTCTGCTTTATTCATTGCATTTTCTACTGCCATTTTTGCATCTTCCTCTCTCATTCTACGCCCCATATAATTATGATACGATTCATGTTGTTTATTCATATTACTAGTATACTTTCATTTAATAACTTTGTCAAGGCCATATTTTGTCCAATCAGTGAATTTTTCTCTATCCATTAAGTCGTGTAGGCTATGACACCAGACACCCGGGTTAGTTGCCTTAAAGTCTTTATCATCAATTTTTACCATTGTGTTATAGTTCCACAATTTAGCATAAGGCAATGGAATACGTAGTTGTGGAATAAAGTTATCATATTCTGTAAGACCGCTTTCGAGGAATTCTTCTGCGTAATTAATTGGAATATCTAAACTACATAGTTTACCTGCAATTAAGAATGCCTTAATCATTCTTTCCCAACTAGTCCATTCCTCTTCGTTTAGCGGTTCAAATGAGTGATTAGCACCAAAGAAGATATGTTCACATTGTTCTTCTTCATAATGTTTTTGTATTATGTCACATGAGTGTGTGCCTGTAACAAATAATGTTTTCATTCCATATGCAGGAGTCTTTTCAACTTCTACACCTGTAAAAAATACAGGAGTGTCACTTACTCCACTTTCGTAATCACGTTTCATTCTAAACCTTTTTGTACCAAGTATGCATTAATGCGATGCATTTCATCTTTTAAATAAAGTTTCATAGTTTTCATTCTGCGCACTTCTTCAGTAACTGTCATATTATTATAACGTTCTTCTAACTCTGTGTCAAGCTCTTTATGCTTTCGTTGTAGCTCATCGTAGTGTGCTTTAAGTTTATCTTCAATGTTATCATAATTGCTCATCCTCAAGTTCCTCCAACTTAGTTTCGTCTAATTCTTCATCTTCGACTACTGTTTCTTCAATATCAAATAATGCATTAAAATGTGTACTAGCATTTACAGTCTTTTTACCAATAGCACCTCTAGTACCTGGAATAGCCATCCAAAACTTTGAATATTTTTCAATTAATTCTAGTGATGCTTCTTTTGAACCTGCGGAGAATATTTCCTCTACAACATCTCTAAATGTAATTCTATCAAACTGCTCTTGTATAAGCATCTTAGGTATAACGCCTGCATCGTATTGTCTGTTTGCTTCTTGTACAGCATTAATATGACTCCATACATTATGACCCATTTGAATAGCATAACTAAAACTATCCCATGATGTCTTTCCTTCTTTACCTATCTTATTTAGGTCTCCGGGTTTGTATGTGCATACATCACTTACAAGCATACCGTCTGTTAACGGCGAGTCTTCAAAGTTTTTAAATACACCATCTTGTAGTACAGCATCTTTAAACGTTCGTGTGTCAGTTGCGTATTTCTTATCGTCTACACTTGGAACCATTCGATATGTCCACTTACCTCTATCAGGAGTTTCATTTTGAATGTATACTTGTCCGTTAGCAGTTGCTAAGAAAGGTGAAGCACAATCAAATGTAAGCATCATATTAGGGTTGTAATACTTGCGTATAGCACGTTGTATATCAGTTAATAGTGTAGCCCACTCTAGTTTAGATGTGCCTAAGAAGTGCATTACATCGTGTACACCTTGTTGTAGTAGGTTATCATAATGCAATGTAACTATGCGTTTAAGAACCAAATGCACATCACACATGTTCTGTCCACCCATTGACCACCCATTAAAGTGTGTGTCAGGATACTTAGTTGTATCGCAATAGTCTTTCATCTGCTCGTACCAGTCATCTGCGTCTGTGTGATTCTCACCTTGCAAAACATTTAACAATTTACAAGCACCTGTTCTATGCTTCATCCAGTAGTCATTGTTGATGCGTGTTGCCTTAACTGCTTCTTGATATGTACTAATACCTGTTGCTTTTGCACCTTCAGGTGAACGTGCTACCCAGGCTGGAATATCAAGTATCATTCCATAGTCCATGTAAGCGTCCATCCAACGCAATACACCATCTCTTTTCTTTTGTGCTTTAGGACAATTAGGATCTTTCCAATCGCCTTCCCAAACACCTTTACCAATTTGGAAACCACCTGAGTCACCTAGTAACCAAGTGTTTTCTCTATCTCTATTACGTACCATATCTTCTTTAGGTACAATTTTATTTGTATCTAAGTCAGCATGTCCTGCAGAATAGAGTGTCCACTTATAAGTAAACGCTCCTTCTTTTGCATTGAGATAGTTAAGACTTTCTACACCATTGTTCCAGTTAGCAGGAATACGTGTATCTTCGATATAAGGACCTTTAACAGGATCAGGAAAGCGTTGCTTGCCTACATATGTTGCATAGAAACCGCTCAATGCTGGCAAAAAATGTGCGTAGTCGTTTTGTGATGCTGTTAAGTCTTTATTCATCTTTATCCTTAATGTGCTTATAGTCTAAGTAACTAGAGCACCATTCGTAAAATTGTCTATCTGTATCAGGCCAACACTCAGAAAACACTTTATCTTTTTTACGCATTTCTCTAAAGTCTTTTCTAGCCTGTTTTTCAGTTATCATATATTACTTGCTTTGTGCTGGAAGAATATAATCGTATTTGACCATACCACTGTCAACTGTAATCATCATAGCACCTTGATCACTAATGCTCATTGTTGCATCGCCGTCAAGTCCTAAGATTGCTTGTACTTGTGCTACTGGCCAACTCCATGTATGTGCTAGTGTATTTTCTACACCATGCTGGAATACAAACTCACCTGCGTGTGTACTTGCATCGCCAAAGCTGAATACTAAGTTACCATCAGTAGTTCTTACATTGAATGTAGGCTCTTCGTTATGTGCCGCACTCATCAACTTCATACGTGCAATACTTGCCATGCTTGGTGTACATGTAACAGTCCAACTTGCACCTTTGAACTTAACAGTCTTTAGTTTTTCCTCAATGATTGCTTTGTTCATAAAGCGATAATCATTTTCAAAGTCACCTGCTGCGTTTTCAAAGTGAATGTGTGTTGGAATAGTTTCTCCATTACGTTCTGCTTCAATAACGTCAACCTTAGCATCTTTTTGATACTCTGGATTCTTTAAGTGTAATGCTAACTTATCTAAGTTAGGCATACCAAACGTGCCTTTAAATTCAGCAACAGGTGTATGTGTTTCAGCACTTAAAATTACACTGCGGTCTTCAGCCATTGAATCAATTGCTGTACTATTTTCATTGCTCACTTTAACTAGCGACAAAAATCCTAGCGAATGTGTGTGTGCAACAATGTCTTGTAAAATGTCTTTCATATGTTTTCTCCTATTTCAAGTTTTATTATATTATCTTTTGGCAAAGATGTCAAGTAGTTTTCTACTGAGTATTTAGGTTTAAAGCCTAAGGTCTTTATTTTTTCCATATTTGCACAAGTCCAATTGCGTTCATATGGTGTATTTAGGCGGACAGGAAGATCTGGAGCAAAGTCTGACACTTTGTAAGGGTGTCCAGATCCAATATCAATTGTGCCTGTATACTTACTTTTCATACATAATTGTATTGCTGTGCATAAATCTTCAATATGTATAAAATCTCTGTAATGTGTTGTTGTATATTCTAGTTCACCATCTATTAGTTTTTGCAAAAACATTCCTTGTCTAGGTGTACTTGAGTACACTGTGTGGAATCGCATGCCTAGTGTATTATGATATCTCTCTGCAGCTTCTTCTACAACATACTTACTTGCGGCATACGGATTTAAATCGGGCTCATAGGCGCTACTAGAGCTTGCATAAAGCACCTTTGTATCAGGATAACGTGCAAACAAGCGTTTACTTGCTTCTACGTTATTACGCCAGTATCCTGCAGGATCATTAATGCTTTCACGCACTCCGCTTTTGCCTGCTAAATGTATAATCAAATCAAACTCTTCATTAAACTCACATGTAAGTAAATCTTGACTGTTACCGTCTTGTAGATCAATTCCTACAACGCTATGCTCTTTTTTAAGTTTGTTTAATAAATGACTTCCTATAAACCCTTTATGTCCTGTTAATAGAATTTTCATATTAATAACTCCCATGTATTTTCCCAATCACTTACTTGGTGTGTTGAACTGTTACCACGTTCCCACAGTGCTTTCTTTAAAGAGTAGTCATTACCACCTTCAAACATTGCATCACCAAAAAAGTGTATAGTATCTTCTTCTTTAAAGTCTCTTAGTATCTGTGACTTATCTGCACCACGTGGGGCAATATCAATACCAGTTTCACCACCTACGGTTGCTTGTAAGTCAGGAAACATCATATTAAACGCCTTGGCAATTTTGATACGCTCTTTATTTTCTTCATCAAAGTCTGCATATTGTTTGCGTTCATACAATGACGCATTACGTCCTACAACACTAAAGTTAACCATGCCACTACGTTCTTCGATATGATTACCTGTGCGTATACTAAATGGACTTTCGTACTCGCAACTAATTAAAAATGTTCTTGCTAGATCAGGCAATGTCCATATACTTTTAAGTATACTATTGTCACCTTCCCAAACATCACTGCCTGAACACTGGTAAACCCGTTTACATCTATTGTATATCTTTTCACCTACTTGCTCAACAGTTTTAGGTTTGTCGCTACCAGTAACTAGATACACGTCATTAGCTAAACAAAAGTTTTCAAAAAACTGTTCGAATTCTTTGTTAATTAACCCACGACTAGGTGTAAGTGTTCCGTCTACATCAAATATAAATTTATTCACAAACTCTTCTCCGTAAATCACTTGTACTAAAGCGATGATCTCTTTTGTTAAAATGCAATTCTATATCACGTTTTCGACAAATATCTTTGCCTGTGAAATCTTTATCGCGATATTCTTCTCCTAGTATACGTACATCTATTGGGTACATACTAAGGATGTCTTCTAAATCAGCTTCAGTGCCGTATGGAATAATTTCATCTACATACTCAACACCTTTTAATTGTGTATAGCGTTCCACTACAGTTTGTATTGGTGCATTCTTTTCTTTTCTATCTATACTAGGATCAACCTGTAATCCGCATATAAGATAATCGCATTGTTCTTTTGCTTCACGCAACATAATTACATGTCCTGCGTGTAACAAATCAAACGTACTACAAGTAAATCCTACTCTCATTTTTGCCATACCCAATTTAACTTTCCTAAATGTAATACTGGACTACCTGATACTTTAAAATTAAATTTATTTTGAAAGTATTCTATTTTCTGTTTGTTCCAAAAATATTTTTGTGGATAATCTTTTACATCCTTTTCAGTAACATCATGATCTGAAATTTCGATCATAAACAGATAACCAGTTTTAGTTAACCATTTATACATAAGTTCTAAATTACTTTGTATTATTTGTTTATTTCCAAACCCTAAACTTCCAAAACAAATTATTGCATCTGCGCTGTTAGGTTTAAACACTTTATCCATATCTTGATATGTGCCTTTATAATCAGCTTCTTTAATATCTCTTACATCAAAGCCTTGTAAGTTTTGAATATAATATTTAAATATATTATCTCCACACCCAGCATCTATAACTAGTGCTGGATTTTCGCTATTAATAAAGTCAATAATACTTTGAAACCCACTAATGTCTTTGTTAGACTTAAAGTCTTTATATGCATTAGTTACTTGAGTTTCGTAGTCTGTATTCATACAAGTGTACTCCACTTTTTAAGTTTTTCTTTCTTATACTCAACTCTTTCTTGTAGGTCTTCCCATTTAACTACATCATTATCAACCATCAGGCCTATCATACATAATACATCTCCTACTTCTTCAGTAAGTTTTTTAATCTGTTCGTCATCTGCTTGATCAAGTGTTTTGTATTTTCGCATCATTTTTGAACAACGTTGTGTAAGTTCTCCGCACTCTTCCATTGTGATACACATTAACTGTTGTAAATGATTTATAGGACTATTTTTCAACATGTCTACTCCCGTCAAATACACATACAAAATATAGTTCTTCATACATGCCTGCGTGTACACGATGATATACACCGTCTTTAATTAGTATTACATCTCCTGGTTCGACTTTAATCATTTCTTCACCAAGTTCCATTTTACCTGTGCCTTCAATAAAATAATATACTTCTTCTTGTCCAGCATGTGAATGTCCACTTGTTGATTTACGTGGCTGTAAGCGTGTACTACTTACAATAAGATTATTTAGAACTGTGTTATCCTTAACAATATATCGTTCATCTTGTTTAACAACTTCACCGCCTATATCATTTATACTAACTTTCATATTACTCTCCAAATTCAAACAAACTACCAAATGTTGTGTCTTGTTTTGTATCCTGCAACGGATAGTTAAGCACACCAATTAAGTTATCTAGTTTATTATCAATAATTGTTTCTGCCATTGCTGCATCATCAAACGGAAGTTCTTTGAACCAATCCGGAATACGTAATTCATCTGTAGGATACGCAACACTAGTATACCCTAGTGGGTTTGGTTTTAGTTTACAAACAATAACTTTCATACCATCTACAATCTCTTGCGAGTACTTGTCTCCGTTCATACGCTTGAGTGTGTTCCAGTTGATACTTGCTCGAACGTGTCCGGGCATGTTTGCTTTACCTTGTTTTTCTTCTAAGCGCCTGTAGTGTCCAACTTTGTTTGCACGTTTCGGAGCACCTTTCTCCCATCCTGGACGTTCACTAAACTCCTTACGGAATTCTGTAATACGATCTAGTATTTGTTTTTGTGGGATATCTGTAAGTACCATTAGTAGTAGTTCACTTAGGAATTGTTGCATAAACACAGGAGTATCTGATCTACGCAAGTCTAAACCCATTGCTTTTACTTTACCTGGTTTGTCATCTGTGTCGCTTCTAAAACCTTCAATGTCATATACTAGTGCCGCATAACGCTTCTTAGTAATAAACAATCCGCTTTGTGCAACAATCTCTCTAGCCGCCGCAATAACATCTGATCTACTCTTAGGACAATGAAATGCTTCTAACATAAACTTTGGAAACGTAGTATTTGCTGCTTCACATACTTGGTCGTACAATGTAATTACATTGTCTTTGTCCCATGGAATGTTACCTGCATCAATTTCACTTTTAAGTGTAGGATATCCACTAAAGTAACAAGAGTCAGTATCACCATATATCATTGCTTCACCAACGTGATCATATGTACCTGTAATAACCTTGTTTACTTCTGCTGACATGTGTTTAACAATAGTACGTCCTGTAAGTGTTGTACTCTGTCCGATGCGTTTATCAAAGAATCTACAACCAGGATTAAGAATAGCACCATACAAACTGTTCAAGTTAATCTTCTTAACCAACTGTCGTTTGTCCCAGTACTCAATCTCTGCAGCATTGCCTGCGTCCTTTGCTTTCTTTAACATCTTCTGCATGTCTTTACGTTCAGCATACCAACGCTTTAAAATACCCGGAATAACACCTTCAAACTGTGTTGTAAAAATTGTGCCGTTTGAACTAAGCATCCAAGGTTGCTGACTATCAAATACTGCTTTGTATATTTCAGCACCACTTAGTACATCACTACCACCAGACTCCCAGTCAATAGTTAGTGCAATATCACGCTTTTGTTCCATGACTGCTTCGTATTCTTCTACACTAAAACGTCCTTCCCAAGACCCTGCAAATGACTTCTTTTTAAGCGTCATATCTTCGTGTACACGGGCTTCGCTTATGTCTGGACGTATTTGCCCTATGATAGTTTCAGGCGCCATATTAAGGGCTCTAATAACACTAGGATACAGACTGTTCAAATCCATTGAACCAATCCATTTGTGCAAACCTTTCTTTGGAAAAGCAACATAAGCACCAGCGGCTTGTGTGTTCTCTGTGTCGTCACGTTTAGGTCTGTTAGGAACTTGTAAGCCTCTATTGTGTGCTTCGTTAATAATACCTTGCTCTGTAACAGCAACAGCACCCATAGTGGTCTGTAACAAGACTGTATTCTCGTGTGCAACAGTATTTGAAAGATCAATAAATCTTAGTTTTTTGTCCAGCTTGTCCAGTAGTGCGGTATCTTGTATGTTGTATTCGATGAACTTTCTAAAGTCATTGTTGTACAACTGATCCAAAGTGCCTTCATAAGGGACTTTGTTTTCACCAACTTCGATTTCGCCAATAGCATCAAGCCTGTAAGTGTGTCGTTCTTCATATGTGTATTTACGATATAATTCCAAACTATCTAAATGCACTCTACCTATTAGGTCAAAGGTAACAGCTGATTTACCATACTTTTCATATTCACGTTTCTTGGGCAATTGCCCCCACAAGCAGAATCTACGTGTGTCATCTTTGCTTAGTACACGACTTGTTCTGTTTACAGTATACGGAATATCATAACCTTCACTGTTCCAACCTGACAAAATATCAGCATCTTCAATTAGCGTTAAGAAGGTATCAATCATTTCACCTTCTTTTTCAAACAGCATTACATTTTCAATGCCTTCTAGTTCTTTTTTAGCTTGCTCCATTGTAAGTGTTTTAGGCGGAACAGCCAAGCACACCATTGTCTCCATCCACTGTAAGTATACACTAATACTTGTAATAGGCATGAATGGATCAGCAGGATCAGCAAAGCCACGCTCTGGATCAAAGTCTGTCTCAATATCAAAGAAAGCAATGTTTAGTTTAGGAGCATCTTGATTAAGATAGTTTTCACTTAAACATTGAAAAATAGGATTGATGTCGCTTTCGAATAGTTTTTTATCTCTGTTGATAGCAACTTCTTTGCGAAAGTCTTTTGTGTTCTTACATACAATACGTGTTAGAGGATCACCAAATACACTCTTGTACTTGCCTCTTTCGTCTTTATAATAAAATGTGTATTTTGCATTATACTCGTGATAATGTCTTTTTCCGTCTTTGCGTTCAACTACTCTGATTATGTCAGAGTCGCGATCAAATAGTGCGTCTACGTAACTCATATGTCTCCTTCGTTGCTTATGGCCAACTTAACCTTCATACATGCCTAGCTACTGCTATTGGCGTTATTAATACTTATTAAAACAACAAGCCCGCAACATAAATTACGGTTAGTCCTGCGTTCATAACAATTAAACTTTTTTCTTTCCATAGGACACCAACAAGTATCCATAGACTGTTGCTAATAATGAATGCCCAAATGTACAAAGGGTAAACATTAAATGCGGCTAAGGTAGCGGCTGTCAATAAACATATTGTAGCCACCCACGCTAGCCATTGATACGGTTTTACCACCATCCAGCAGCCACTCCGTATCCAAACACGTTAATAACAGCAAAGTATCCTGTTAGTAACATAACCCATGCCGCACCTCTTCTAACTGCGGCATAACACTGTGTAATCGATCCTACAAAAAAGAACGGATAGATAATTAACATATTAGGATCTCTAGCATTAAACGCTAATGTTAAACTAGCGGCTACTGTAAAGATAAAACTAACAAGTTCAAATGCAAATGCAATTTTGTCACTTTTATAACTGTTGATCCAAAAGTCTTTTATTTTTTGCACTAGATTTTATCTCTTCCTACTGTAGCTACTAGTGTTTCTAAGTCATCAAACTCATCTGCAACTTTTAACCATTCGCCTTTTTGTGCAATTTTAATTGCTTTGTTAATTAAACTTGGTTTTACATCTAATTCTTCTGCTACTGCTTTCACGGTATCTTTTAACCCTGCATTTAGGTCTTCAATCTCTTGCAATACTGTAACACCTTCGTTAACAAGACGTTCAAGTTTTGCTTTTTCTTCTGCACCATAGGTACGTTCACTCATAATTTACTCCTTGTAGTTTAAGTATATTATACGTTATTTTTTAGTAGTTGTCAAGTATTATTTTTGCTTTTTTTCGTCAAGCATTTTAAGAAGCTGATCTTTAATAGATTCGTTCTTTTTGGCGTTTTTGGTTGCTGTTGCATACATAACTGCTTCTGCATCCTTGCCATAGCGATCTTTGAAATCACTTTTGTTTTTCTTCATACCTTTAACAAGACGTTCTTTTTCTTTTTCTTCGCCTTTGCTAAGTTCACGCTCACTAAGCATTGATTCAAGTGCTTCTATTCTGCGCTCTAATGCTGTAATACGATCTTCTTCAGCTTCTCCTACTAATTTGTTTCTAGCAGGATGTGGTGATTCGTTGCCACCTGGAGTAGCACTTTTAGTAATTGCATCTTTGCCTTTTAGTTGTCCTGCACTGCCTGTTTTTTGTTTGCCTTCTGTAAGACTAACTCCGGCTAATGCCGCAAAGTCTGAAATACTATAGTCTTTGTCCATTTGTAGTGAACCTTGTGCTACTTCTACACTCTCTTGTACCACTGTTGGAGTTTCAACTGGTGTTGTATTACCAGCCATTGCAAGTAGAGCTTTTTTGTCTGCTTCGGGATTTGAAGGAAATAGTTCCTTCATCTTTGCACTCATTTCGTAAAAGTTATCACTCATGATCTGTTTGCTCTTAGTGCTTGTATCTTTTTAATTACACGTTCAATGTCTACAGGCATAATTTTTGGAAACTTCATCTTTAAACGTTTGCGTATTCTGTCATCAGGTAAGTAATTCATTTTACTTTGAGCAAACTCTAAATATTTTGGAAAATCATCGTTAGGGCCATGCATCAAAGTATTCCACATTTTACCAAAGTCAAGTTCTTCATTCTTTTGTGATTGTTGATAGTATTGTAAAAATTCTTTATGACGCTTGTGCATTGCAGCAACATCAGGATTCTTAAGATAAATGTTCAACCAGCCTTTGTATTCGGGACTATCGCCGATTGTTTTTTCTTTCTTTTTGAACCAATCAAATATGCCTTCTGATACACGCATAGTAACTTATGCTTTCACACACTTATTGACACGTTTGCCTGCGTTCTTACCAGTACCAGCTTGTGTTCCAGCTCTCTTGTAGCCTTTCCAACACTTTTCAGGACCAGCTACTTCATCTAGCTCTGCTTCTGATAAGCCTAATGTTGTGTAACTTGGATTGCCACACTCAGAACATAATGCTTCAGATTCAGCAAGTTTGCTTGCTACTTTTGATTGCATTGCTTCTAAGTATGATTCTTCAGTCATTGTCTTAGAACGATTCATAACATTTTTTGTGCTTTTAGATTCTGCAAATTTCATATCGTAATCCATAGCATGGTATACTGATCCAATGTAATCTGCTGCTTTTGTAATTTTTGATTGTTGCCAACCTTCAATGCCTTCAGCTTCACTTACTGTTTTAAGCATATCGTGTAGTTTGATAGCATATTTTGCAATCTTATACAGATCTGCTCGTGCCATTTGTACTTCGTGGTCACGTTCAGCTGCATGTGCTAGATCGCCTAAGCCGCCTTCTTTAAGTTTTTTAGTCATAATTATCTCCGAATACTTTAATAGTAGTATTTATGCTTGTTTGTTCTTCTTCGGCTTCTTTTTACCAGCCATTAATTTATCGCCATCTAACGCATTTTTCATTGTACCGTCTGCGTTATACATAGTTCTGCTTTGCATCTTACCTACAGGCTTTACTGCTACAGAAATACTACCTGATGCAGTAGTAGTTTCACCTAATATTTCATATATCTTCATTATGATCTCCCACTTTTCATATTAGCACACCAGTGATACATTTTAGCACGTTCACCGCTTGCCTTTTTAGCTTTAGCTCTTAATTCTGTTACGCTACCGTTACAACTAGCACCTGAACGTTTTACACGCCCTGGTCTGCTTTTGCCTTTTTTCTTACCATCAGCAAAGTTCTCTGCCATATTATCATGAACTTTTGCATTTAAATGCTGTTGCAGATCTTTTGCTGTGCGTTCAAATTTATGATCTTTGTATTTGAATCCTGTACCACCTGCAGCTTCCCATGCATCAACATTTTTACCAAAATCGTCAATTAGTATGTTAGGTGTACCATCTTCTTTGGTTGCATATTGTGGTTTGTTGTTTGTTATATAAACATTCTTAGGTGGAAAAAATGCTAAATTTCTTTTAATCCATTCACGCTTGTGTGGCTCTGAATTAGGATCGTCTGCCAACGGCGTACTACATATGTTGTATTCACCTTTGATTTGTTTTATAACTGAAAGAAGTTGTTTTGCTTGTGGAAGTAATGGAAGATTTAACCAAAACTCGTCTGTGTCTCGAATCTTTTGTAGTGCTACATTAATATCAATATCGTCGATTTTTGAATAATGATCAACTTTCATTAGTTTAGCCCACTCGCCAAAGAAGTCAGCAAGTACGCCGTCCATGTCTACATATATTTCTGTTGCCTGTGCTATTTCGCCTAAATTTTCTTTCATTTGTCTGAAGTATAGCACGTTTTCATATAGGTTGTCAACCGAAATAGATTCAGACATACCTAAGTTAAACAATACATTTGTTTTAGAACCTTTTACTTTTTTTGATAGTGTAGGTGGACGACCATCTTTATCTACTTTATTTCCAAACTTTGCAGCTTGGGTTTTAATTTCACTAGGTCCTACATCAACAGTTTGATTTTGCTTTGTAATGCGGCCAACACCTTCTTTGATATCGTTGTATCTCATTATAGATTGCCTTTAAATTTCACATCTGTTTTGAGTTTACCACCCTTTTTCTTCTGTGTTGTTGTGCTTACTTTTGCATTTATACTTGGAAATTTATCTACCTTTGTACCTTTATCGGTTCTTCTAGTAGTTGTGTATCCACCACCTGAAAAATCTGTTGTTGTATTTGCATGGTATTTGCTGTTAGGATTTGTTCTAGCCTTATCTAAAGCAGCACTAGTACCAGGAATAATCTCATCAGCATCTTTATCTAAAGAATCTTTATCCCATCCTGGTCCTAATTCGTCTTGATAAAAAGGACTTACTTTATCCCCGTCCGGCTGCCAATAAGGTACCCCATCTTTATCTAATTTATAACCTTTTTTAAGTAATTCTTTTTGCTTGTCACTTAAAGGCCCAGTATATTTTTCACTTGTAATTTCAAATATTTTCATTACTTACGTCCTCTAAATGTTGCACCAGTCATATGTGGAAGACTGAACCAAAGTTTAAACCATTCTTTGTCACCTGGTTTTATATTTTGTGCTTTTTCTTTCTTGCGATTAGAAGCTGCTGCATCACTGATATTCTCAAGAGTGTACTCTGTGTAACCTTTGAATTCGTTTACACCAGCAAGTTTCTTAAGTTCATCAATACTAGTATACATTAATTAACCTTTATACCAGTTTTACTGTTTGCTGAAACTTTTGTATTAGCGTCTACTTTATAATTTACTGTTGATCCTTTATCTTTGTCAACACTTACACCAATATCACCGCTACTAATTGATGTATTATCGCCACTTATAAGTTTACCGCTCATATCATAAGTTGCTTTTTGATCTATACCTGCCCCGTCAATAGTAGTACCATAGTTTACTGTAATACGTTGTTTTGGAATGTTATGTGTTTGCTGTAGTCCACCTATCTTCGGAGTCATATACAACATTAAATCACCTGTTGGCGCAAAAATATATGTTCCTGCACCACTTGAAACACTTCTATTACCTTTTGGTGTAGTACCAATACGTGTTCCATCTTCACCTGTTCCATCTGGACCAGTAGGTGCTTGTGGAGGTGTAGGCATTTTGATTACTTTAATTTGTTTAGGCAATCCTTGTCCTGGTGTAAGTTCTGCTTCTTCTATACCTTCACTTGGTTTAATTATTTTACCATTTGGTTTAATTAATTTACCAGATCCGTTTCCTACCATATTCATTGCTGTTCCTAACATAATTGATAAGTCAGCATTTTGTTTTCTAAACAATAAGTATTCTGGAGATTTAAGTGCTGCTGCACCTTTGATGCCTTGTTTTGCTAGTGCATCTCTATATACTTGACGTAACTCTTGTTTCTTTTGTTCTGCAGCTTTAGAAATAATTTCATAATTTGCATCACTTACGCCACCTAATTTTTTATACAATGCTTCTGCATCAGCCTTTGCATTACGTTTTACTGCAAGTACTTTGTTAACATCACCACCGTAATTTCTATCGTATGTTACAACAGGTATATCTGCACTTGTTATATTTTCTTCTATACTTTCAGCAGGTACTTGATCTCTAACACCCATACCTTGTCTTACAGCTGCAAACATTTCGTCTGCTAGTTTAGGTTCTGGAACACCACTCCTAAAGCCTGGTTGTTTTTTACCTGTTTCGTCTGTCCAGTCTTCAAGTTTTCCTTCAGCTGCAAGTTTCTTTAGTTTACTTGCACTCATGCCTTCTGCACCCTCAGCATCTGCGTCACGTTGGCCTGCACTTACAACTTTAATTGATTTGAAGTTGTAATCTTTACCATTATATTTGTTAATTAGTTCTTCAAATGACGAAATACGATCACTGCCTGCAACATAAATTAATTGTTGATAGCCTAGTGATTCTATTTTTTGTAGTGCTTGTATAATTGTTTTTACTTCTGGATTACCGATAGTAACTTCTGGAAAGAAAAACTTAGCATAACGCAATTTGTCATTAAAGGATAGCGGATCTGTTTTAGGTTTTTGACTTTGACTTAAGAATATAAAAGGATCACCTGGTTGACTTTTAATTGCGGCAACTAGTTTAGCATGTCCAATAGTAGGTGGATTCATTCTTCCAAATGCCATTACTGCTGTTGCTGGTGCTTCGAATAATTCTCTTAGCCTCATTTGTATTCACCTTGCTTAATTAGTTCCATTTCTTCTGAAAATAATTTATCAATTAAAGCATCTCTGTGTTCTTGGGTGTATACTTCGTCAGGGTGTCTTGCTAAATTGTATTTTTTACAGTAACTAGTACAGCCTTTGTCGACTAATCCAGATAATGATTTATGTGAATCTACTGGTTTACCTCTACTGTGCATGTCCGCCATACTAGCCATCGCAGGAAAATATTCCTTACGATAAAACTCAGGGTCATTACGCATATAAACGCTAGTATCGTCAACTATATCAAAATTTGGTTCTACTACTTCGAATATTTTCATAACTTACCACTTTCTACATGACCAGTAACGTGCCTTATGACGTGGACCAGGATTATCACAGTTGTGTCTTGCTCTGAAAGAACGTCTTGCTGCTGCATTATTCTTTCTAATTTTCATTGCTTTGCCTTTGACGCTACTTCCGCCATGTCCAAAGTTAACTTTAACTACATTACCCTTTGGATTCTTAACATATACTTTAAACTTCTTAACGTCACCTTGCATAGGCTTACCAAGTTTAACTTTACGGCCTTGATATTCTGCTTCGTCAATAACATCATCATCGTTATACCACATAACACCATACTCTGCAAAGAAGTCATCGTCATCATCAAATGTAACTTCGTGTATATCTTCTGCTTCGTGTGCATTTACAAAAATATCAAAGTCTTCATAACCTTCTGAAAACAAATAGTTTGCTAATTTGTTTGCATATTCATTTGATTCTTGTTCGTCAAGTGTTCTAGGCAAAGGTATTTGCATAACTGTTGTATCTTGTTCGCTGTCAAATGTTTCGTAAACGGGAAATGCACTTTCATCCAGTGCTGTAGTTTCTTGTTTTTCCATTACTACTGTTACATAATGTTCCATTGTCGTTCCTTAATGATTAAGTAATACACTGCTTACAGTACCGACGGTCCAGTTACTGATATGAGCTCTAACCCATACATAATTTCCTGTAAAATTGTATATGTGTGTTCCAGTGTTATACTGACCGCTCGGGTCAACACTTGTTAAATTAGTTCCAGTAATAGTAAACCAGTCAGCTTCTACAGGGTTAATAGCAAGTGTTGCTTGCATATCTAATTTACCTTGAAATCCTGTTACTGTGTATTGTACACTGTGGAAACCGTCACTACGTCCGTAGTAACCGTCACCTTTATATTTTGCACCTGTATGGGACTGTAGACTACTATCTCCTACATGTGCTTGGTTTGTTAAAATTGTTTCACTATTACTTGGCATACACTTATTTATCAGTTTTTGCAATGTATACTAATTTGTCTACTCTTGGTATATTAGTTACAAAAAGACTTAATAATTGTAATATTTTTTCATCTCTTATGTATATATAAAAGTCTCTAGTATATCCTTTATTTGCTATTTCTTTTAAGCAAGTTGCTCCTGCCTTTGCTTTATCTGGATTTGCTGCTATCCAAGTTGCTAGTCCTGGGTCTACTTCAAGTCCTAGTGTTACTTTGTATTCAAAATCGTTAGGTTTATCTATTAAAATTACATTAGGTGCTAATTCAACTTTGGAATTTGGCTCCCATAATTCCACACAGTTTTTTATTTTACGTGTGATGTTTATTAACCAATCGTAACTATGTGAATAAATTTGCATGAGTGGATTTTCAATGCGTAATTTATAATCTGTAAACTGATTAAATTCTATGTATAATTTTTGTGCTTCAAGAAAGGTCTGCAATTCAACGGATTCGGACCGTAGAAATGCAGTTCTAGTTAATGGTTGACCTTTTACTAATAAATCTTGTAATTTATCAATTTCTTTTTTAGCATTAGGCAAATTTTTATCACGAAAAATGTGTGATAAACTATTACGTACTACTAGTTTATACGGATACTCGTCATAGAATAATTTAACAGTATCAAACTTTTTCAACTTGTGTATGTCCTTTAGTATTTAGAACTATTTTATTATCAACTGTATCAATAATCAAAGTACCGCCATTCTTTAGATCACCAAATAATAATTCTCTAGCAAGACTACGTTTAATTTCTTGATCAATTACACGCTGTAAAGGTCTTGCACCCATCTTAGGATCAAATCCTTTGTCTACTAAGTAATCTAAAGTTTCATCTGTAATTTCAATTTTTACATTTTTACCTTTAACTTGATCTTTAAGTTCAACAAGGAATTTACCAACAATTTTAAGCATAATTTCTTTGCCTAATTTGTTAAACGTAATTACACCATCTAGTCTATTTCTAAATTCTGGAGCAAAGAACTTTTTAAGAGCTTTGTCTTCATATGAGTTATCTTCAAGTTCACCACCAAAGCCGATTGTATTTTTCTCTGAATCTGCTGCACCTAAGTTAGTTGTAAGAATTAAGATACAATTACGTGCATCTGCTTCTTTACCATTTGCACCTGTAATTTTACCATTGTCCATAACTTGTAATAGTAACTGTGATACATCAGGGTGTGCTTTTTCAATCTCATCTAGTAGTAATACACAGTTAGGTGATTCTTGTAATTTTTCAATAAGCAATCCGCCTTTTTCATCATGTCCTACATATCCAGGAGGTGAACCTAATAGTTTAGCAACACTATGACGCTCTTGATACTCACTCATATCAAAACGTACTAGTTTTACACCTAAGTTTGTAGCAAGTGCTTTCGCTGTTTCTGTTTTACCTGTTCCTGTTGGTCCCATAAACACAAACGATCCAATAGGTTTGTCTTCAGGCTTAAGACCTGCTTGACTTACAAGTATTTTATCTACAATTCCTTCAACGGCTTTGTCTTGTCCGTACACTTGTCCTTTAATATTCTTCTCAAGATGTACAAGATTTTCTGTTTCAGTTTCACTTACTTGCTCTGCAGGCAAGTTAACTGCTTTAGCAAGTTCAAATTGTATTTCATCTGCTGTAACAATCTTTTTATCTATTGTTTCTTTCAAATTAAATCTTGAACATGCTTGATCAATTAAGTCAATTGCTTTATCAGGTAACTTTTTGTCTGCTTGATACTTTACACTCAATTTAATTGCTTCGTTAATAGCACCTTCAGTAATTTCAGTACCGTGATAGTCTTCGTAGTACTTTTTAATACCACGTAAAATATCTCTTGTAACTTCGTTGCTAGGCTCGTCAACTGTTACACGTTGGAATCGACGCATCAACGCACGATCTTTTTCAAAGTATTTGCGATACTCGTCCCAAGTAGTTGACGCAACTACTTTTAAGTTGCCTTTGCCTAATGCAGGCTTTAACATATTTGCTAGATCATTTGAACTACCTGATCCAGATGCGCCAGCACCACTAATCATGTGAGCTTCGTCAATGAACATAATAGTCTTACCTTTTTTCTTAAGGCCTGCTAGTACAAGTTTAAAGCGTTCTTCAAAGTCTCCTCGGTATTTTGAACCGGCAAGCATACTACCAATGTCTAAATTATATACTGCATATTCTTTTAGAAACTCTGGTACATTACCTTGTACAATATTGAATGCCATACCTTCGGCAATAGCAGTTTTACCAACACCGGGATCACCTACAAGCAACACATTGTTCTTAGAACGTCTACCAATTGCTAATGCAATGTTGTCTAGTTCTTCTGCACGACCAATAACAGGATCAATTTTCTCTTTTTTAACTTCGTCATTAAGATTAGTAGTAAATGCTCTCAGTGCCTTTTGTGCCGCACCTGACATTTCTTCATCTTCAAGTTCTGTTTCAATTTCACTGCTAATATATGCCGCAAAGTCTTCCTTAACAATACCAGCTTGCTCACAGTAGTATGCACTATGTGATTTCTTTTCACTAAGAATACTCAACATTACATCAGTAAGTTCAATATTTTGTCTACCTGCAAATAGTGTTTGTGTAAACGCACGATTAAGTACACGTTCTACAGTTTGTGTTTTTTTAGGCTTGTGTTTGTTAGTGTCGATTGTAATTTCGTCACAACTATTTTTCAAATAGTGTTCTAAATTTGACTTCAAATACTCTACATCTGCACTGTATCCTTTAATGATGCCGTAGAAGTTTTCACTACACATCATTGCAAAAAGCAAGTGTTCTAATGTAACATATTCATGCTTTAGTCTTTTTGCATCTTTAATTGCTTTTTCAAATACTGCTTGTAACTCTTTACTTGGCTCAACCATTGACGTGTTCCTTAATTAATTTTTTTTGCTTTTTCTTTGCCATATCTAACTTTAACTTACTTACTCTATCTGTAAACTCTATTCCTTGTAGATGATCATACTCGTGTAAAAAGCATCTAGCATCTATTCCACTAAACTCTAGTATACACTCTTTTGCGTCAATGTCAAGAAACTTTGCTACCAAAGTCTTGGGACGTCTTATATTTAATAATAATCCAAGATGACTTAAACACCCTTCTTTCCCTAATACAGTATCACTATCAACTTTCATAATTACTGGATTAATAACAGCAAACGGCTTAGTAACTGCTTCGTTTTCAACAGGTCTCATAACAAATATTTGTGCATCAAGCTCAACTTGGTTTGCCGCTAGGCCTAAACCATTTTTAGCCATCATAATTTGACACATTTCTCCTGAAACTTGTTTAGCATCAAGTTCGTTAAAATCAAACGGTTTAACTTTACGTGTTAAAAAACTATTTGGTGATTGTATCAATTGCATCTTTTATATCCTTTAGTTGATTTAAAATCTTTTCATCGTTTATTTCAGGAACAACTGCTCCTATTTTTACATGTACATTTCCTGGGCGTTTTGTTTGTGAATTAGGTATGCCTTGTCCTGCTATACTAAAAACTGTACCTGGTTTAGTTCCTCTAGGTATTCTTAAGTGATATCCATTACCTAAAGGTGTTTTAATTTCTACGCTAGTTCCTATCATAAGATCAAATATACTTACATTCTTAACAGCTACAATATTATCGCCTTCTCTTGTCCAATGTTTATGTCCTTTAACTCTAATATGAACTAAAAGATCTCCTCTTTGTAAATGAGCTGCACTATCGTCGCCGTAACCTGCAAACTTTACTACATCTCCGCCTTTAACTCCGGGTGGTATTGCAGCATCTAAATTACCTTTTCTACCACTAGGTAAATTATATTGTATATTTACAGCCTTACCAGTAAACAATTCTTCAAACTCAATTGTATATGTTATTTTAACATCTTTATTGCGTACTTGTCTACCTCCCATGTTACCAAAATTAACACCAAACTGAGAAAATATATCTTGGAAGGCACCAGGATTACCAAACCCATTAGGTCCAAAGCCTTGCGAATACTGCGGTTGTGGGTTATCGTATTCTGCTCTTTTTTGTGGATCTTTAAGTGTGCTATACGCTTCGTTAATTTCTTTAAACTTAGAGTCATCACCGCCTGTTCGGTCAGGATGGTGTTGCATACTTAATTTTTTGTATGCTTGTTTAAGTTCTTTGTCAGAAGCATTTTTTGAAACACCTAAAGTAGAATAGTAGTCCATACTATTACTTATTGTATAGGTTACTTAGATTTGTCAGTTCCGGTGTAAAGACCAAACCATGCCGCACCAGCACCTACAACAATACTAATCAAACCTGATTGTTCTAATGTAGGATTTGGTAAATTCATATACCAAATAACACACTTATATAATAGTACAATATACACAGTTAAAAACAACCTTGGAAAAATTCTCCAAGCATCTATTGCTCTTGCTAAATGTATTACACGTTGGTATGGGTTTGGACCCATGTCTTTTACACTTGTATCTACTTCTAAGTCTAGTTTAACTTTGCGTGTAGTGCTATCTTGTGTAGCAACTACAACTGCATCTGGTTTAGTTTCTGCAACTGGCGCCGGTGCCGGGGTTGCATCTAATTCTTCTAATTTTTTTCTTGGCATTATCTTTTCCCCTCAAGATGTTTTAAACGCTTTTCTAAGTCGTCAATTTTCTTTGTTATTTTGGGGTATTTTTTACGCCAGGCATCTTCTGGTTGTTGTAACCAAGTCCAGCCATAACGCTCTACAAGGAAATCAATTGCATGATCAACTTTAGCATAGAACCAAAGTCCTGCTCGTGTTGTACTCATGTATGTTATAAAAATAGTACCAGCAATTGATCCTGCTATTGCTGTGTAAATCCACAGACGATCATTTGCCATTCTTTCAATCATTTCCCACATAGTAATCCCTCAATTATTATGTATGTATTTATATCAAAAATCACAGGCTAGAGTTGCACCAGGAGTCACTTCGATGTTACGTTCACCGTCTATAGTTACTTTTGGATCGGGTTTGGCTTTGCACTTGATCTTGTCAGCACAACTACTGGTCAGTAGTATCAGTATCAATAGGCTGAACAGCGTTTTCATAATATACTATAATTGCTTTTTGCTGTTCTATATATCGTCTTAGTTCGGCAAAGTTTTTTGATAGGTTTTCGTAGTCTTTGATGCTAATAGCAATGTATGCATCGCCACCGTTCTTTGCTTCAAATTCTTTTTTGAATTCTTCAAAGTTTTCATCTGGTGCTACAACATAAATTTTTATGTCGTTCATTTGCACAGGCTTAGGCATTGGAACAGTAGGAACTACAGTTTTTTCAATCTGTGTTACTACTTTAATTTGTGGCTCTTGAAAAGTACTACAACTACTCAGTAGGAGTGTCGCTAGTAATAGACTCGAGATCATCCCAAAGTTTATCTGTCGCATTTTGTGTCCTAGTT